AACAAGTATGGAATGAATAGTGTTTTACCTAAGCATATTCAAAATGGTATTAGGTTCTGTAATATGGTATTAGCAAATGTAGCACCTAATAGTTCTCTTCAAGGGAGAGTTGAAAAACTATACATTGATTGCCTAAATAGAAATATATTTGGTAGAAGTCAATATGAAGCAAGAGCAACCGCAGTTGTTTATTATGCACTAAAGGAGAACGGAACACCGCACACCATTAAAGATGTATGCGCTGAATTTAGCCCTAATGTTAAATCAGTCAAAAGATTAGTAAGAAAGATTAATCAGTTTCATAGAAATAGCATTAACTACAAACCTATTAATCCGCAGTATGCTTTGATACAGACATTAACAAAAATAACAGATGATATGGTTTTTAGGAATCAATGCATTCATGTGTTAGAACATTTTGAAACGATAGTCCAAGACTCCACCTTCAATAAAGGTAGGTCATACTATGCCGCAATCATTTGGATAGCGGCTAATGTATATGTTAGAGATAACATTACTGCCACAAAGATATGTGAGAAAACAGGATTTTCAAGATGGATTGTTTGGAAACAAACAAAAGCAATACTGAATTTAATCGGTGTTGAATTAGTTGAAGAACTAAAAGGAAAAGAATTATGAGAGGAATAACAATGTGGAAAGGAACAGAAGAAGAATTGAAGAAACTAAAAGAGAGCAGACATAGAACCGAAATGATGTTCTTAGAGAATAAAGATAGAATAGTGAAAGAAATACATCAAATGTATCAACAAGATTTAGAAGCAGATATGACTATTCTAAAGAAAGAAGATTGGCTGACTAATTTCTTTATGGAATTATATATGGCTGTTAATATATTTAGATTAGAAGAAGAAAATAGGAGTGAATAAAAATGAAAAGAAAAGTATTAGTGATTGGAGCAGGTGGTATTGGGAGTTTCTTGATACCGCTTTTAGATAAAGTAAAACTGTATGATATAACGGTAGCAGACCCCGATATTGTAGAAGCAAAGAATCTACCATATCAAAACTTTAGTGAAGAAGATGTTGGTTTGTTTAAGGTTGGTAGTATGTCGGTTAGATTTAATAGTGTAAAAAAGGATTCTCAATATCCTATTCTAACTGAAAAACAAATGCAAGGATATGACTTGGTTATTTGTTGTGTAGATAACTTAGGCGTGAGAAAGACCTTATACAACACAAGTGTTAAATGGCTGGATTTACGAGCGCAAGGCAGGAATGCCGCTTTAGTAAGTTATAAGGCCGACCCAAAAATGTATGATATGCTTTTAGCGGGTGAAGAACGGTCTTTTTCTTGTCAAGGTGATTCTTGGAATGGTTCAAATGAGGGAGTTCATTTTATGCAAGTTGCTATTGCAGGAATGGGCGCACAATGGATTCAAAGATGGTTTCAAAATAATGATGAAGTTAAAGATTATATGGTGGTGAATCTATGAGTTGGTTAAACAAATGGTCTAATGAAGAAATAGCGTATGTTGTTTCTGCATCAGCAAGAGGAACAAATTGGGATAGAATGGCGAGAAACTTTAACAGGAAGTTTGACACGACTGTTTCAGGTAATACTCTTAAAAAATTATATAGAATGCTAACTGAAACAGCAGTAAATTATCCCCAAGAGGAAATTGATTTCATACATAAATGTCATCTTAATCTTATGACAGAAAAACAAACTACAATGGCTTACGGTGAACTATTTGGTAAGCCTCTTAACAGTAAAAGATGGGAGAATCTTTTGAAACAGACCCCATCAAAAGAAATCAAAGAGATAATGGAATCTCAAAAAGAAAATGAAAATAAGGAAGTGAAAAAAATGGGTAAAAGATACACAAAGAAAGAAATTAAACAAATAATGGCTTGTGAAAGCGCAAAAGAAGCAAGAGGTCTTGCCGAAGGATTCGGCAGAAACCCAAATGCCGTTGAACGCCAATGGTATTCTATTAGAGCGAATCAAACTAAACGCCAAGATTGGAATACTAAAAAAGTAATTATTGATGCTAAATTGCTTAAAGCGGGGCTATCGGATAATAATGGGTATTCAAAGCGACAAAGACAAATACTTGGGCTTGATTATTGGCCACCAAAGAGATTTGATATGGAATCTAAAATTGGTGAGAAGATAACAAAGGAAGATGCAGAAAGGTTTGTAGCACTAAAGAATGCTCATATTAAAAATATGGGAACAAGGAAAAGAAGAACTGAATCTAAGTATTTAGATGTAGAAACAGTAAATCGTTCAATTGTCGTAGAGCCTAATGTAGCAAAAACTAATTGGACAGAAGAACAAGATTTTGATATTCTTAGTAATTTTTATGAATTATCAATAGATGAAGCAAGAGCAAAATTCAATAAATCCTATGCTGAAATTGCAGGTAGATTAGAATATCTTGTTGATAGCACAGAACCCCGACATCATTCAATGCTTATAGAGGCCGCTAAGGTCATTAAGAAGCGCAAGGAAGAATCGGCTAAGCCGTCAAAACCAAGCCGTAGAGAGCGAAGGAAAGCAAGAAAACAAGCAAGATTACAGAAGAGAATTGATAAGATTAAGAAACAACTAAGGAGAGATTAAAATGGGTAAAAGTGGAGAATGGTATATGAGAGTTCATGGCGATGATGATGATGGTTATGATAAATATTTAGAAGAAGAACAAATTGCGAGATTTGAGGCTGAATGTCATGTTATGTCAGCATTTGAAAATATCCTTAAAGAAAGATTAGAGGGTGTTCCTCATGATGATAAAACATTATTAGAGGGCGTAGCATATCATAATCTTTCATTTCATAAGGCTATTTGGGAAGCATCAACTGAAATACTACCTCATTTAGAAGTTCAAGTTGTTATTGATGCAAAAAATGATTGTTATGTTTCATCGGGTTCATCGGGTTTTGTTGATTTTGGTTCTGTTCCTAAAGGAATGAAAATGCCTGTTAGATGTTGGATTCATACACACCCATTCGGTAGTGCGTATTTTAGCGGAACAGATATTAGAACAGTATCTATTTGGAAGCCACTAATGCAAACTGCTTATGTTTTAGGCGGAGTAGGACATTATGGTTTTTGGGAAAACACAAAACCAAATCAATTAGATATTTGGGTAAATAACGATTATGAAAGAACCCAAACTTGGAATCAATATGGAAATGAAGAGGAATAAATATGTATAAAAGAAAACAAAAGAAAAGAGAATATGGAGAAACTATTGTAGATGAAGAACCTAAAACGCTTCTTGAAAGACAAAGAAGGCATCAAGAAAGACACCCTAATGATAAAAACATTAGAAAGGAAGATAAAGGGATTACTTGGTCTAAAGAAACAGAAAGAGACAAGAGACTTAAACAGTTTTACAAAACTCATACATCAGTATGGATTTCCGAAACTGCAAGAGGTTGGGTTGCTTTACCATCGGAGGAAGAGGAATGAAGGCTATTGGTGATTACTGTATAATTAAACTTGAGAACTCAACTTCTTCAAGTGGTATTCAAGTTAAAACAGATGGAAGAGGACTTGTTGTTTCATGTCCTAAATATCCTGAATTAGAAGGACAAATAGTTCTATTTGATGATAGACATAGATTTCCTACACATGAAGATATGATTTTTGTTCCGGCAGAAAACTTGTTGGGAGTATTTTCTAAAACAATACAAACTAAGTTGGTGAAAGAATGAAGGAAGTTGATATTAATTCATTACCCATTACCCAAAAACAATGGGCTTTCATAATGAAAGTTAGAGACGACCTAAATATGACAACAAATGAGATTATGGTTTATTTAATACAAGAAGGAATTAAAGAAATGACATACAGGAGAGGATTACATGATACTGAATGATATGGTAGAAGTTAAAAAGAAATTATTAGAAGGAATCAATTTAGTGGCTAATACTGTAAAACCCACACTTGGCCCACAAGCAAAAACAGTTATACTGCAAGGTAATCCTCCTGTTATTATTAATGACGGAGTAACGATTACAAAGTATATTTCTCATGACGACCCTTATGTTCAAATGGGAATACAATTGGTTCAAAACTTAGCAAGTAAAGCACAAGATAATTCGGGCGATGGAACAACCACCGCTTGTATTTTAGCACAGGCTTTTTGTAATAATATGATTGAATATGCAGAAGATAAGTCAATCCATGATTTTAACATCTTGATTAGTGAACTAAGAGATAAGATGATTAGTCATTTAGATGATAATGTTGTTGAAGTAGATAATGATGATATTCTAAATGTGGCTACAATAGCGGCAAACAATGACAGGCATCTTGGTAGCCTAATCAAAGGAGCGATTGATGAAGTTGGAAGAGACGGTATTATTACAGTTGAGGAATCTAATAATTATAATACAGAAATTGACATTAGAAAAGGTATGGAAATCAATGAAGGCTATCTAAGCCATTTGATGTGCAATACTGAAAATGGCCGTGTTGAGTTTGATAACCCATTGGTATTTATGTCCAATCTTTCTATTAGAAAGTTTAGCGATATTATGCCACTATTGGAATTTAGTTCAACAAACAACAGACCTCTTGTTATTTTCTGTAAAGGTTTTGATGGTTCAGCCATGAATAATTTAGTTATGAATCTTTTACAAAAGACTGTTCAATGTGCGGTTGTTCTTTCACCTAACTTTGGTGATGCTCAAATAGATGAATTAGGCGATATGGCCTGTGCATTAGGTGGAAGAGTTTTTGTTGAAGAAAGCAAAGACGACCCTAAAGTTTTCACTCTTTTAGATTTAGGAACTTGTAAGAAAGTATCTATTACTAAAGAATCAACTACCTTCATTGGAACAGATGAAGAAAAAGAATATGAGGTTCTAAGTAGAATTGAAACTCTTAAGAAACAGGCTAAAACTGTTAAAGGGCATGAAGTAGCAAGACTCAAAAATAGAATAGCAAAACTTAGCGGTGGAGTTGCGACAATTAGAATTGGTGCTTCTTCATCTATTGAAATGCGAGAAACTAAAGAAAGACTTGATGATGCTTTACACGCAACAAAGGCCGCATTAGAAGAAGGAATTGTTGTTGGTGGTGGAACATTATATGCTTCATTAGCCAAAGACGAAACATTACCAAAGTGGTTTAGAGATTCTTTAGTCCAACCAATGCTAACTCTAATTGAGAATAGCGGAGATATGACTTTTATAGGAGAAATTGGAACTAAAGACAGTTTAGAAAACATAATTGATGTTTCTTCCGGTCAAGGCTACAATGCTCTTACTAATAGAGTAGAAAACTTAGAAGAAGCAGGAGTCTTTGACCCATATAAGGTAGTCAAAAACAGTTTCTTAGCGGCATTATCAATAGCATCTTTATTCTATTCAACAGATGTAGCAGTATTATTACCGGAGGCTTAACTATGGGAAAAGAAATAGTTAGACAAACTATCGTATATTCCGATGGTTCAATGATTATTCTTGTAAAAGACGGGAATGTATTTAGAATTGAACGGAGGAACAGATAATGGAATGTCCAAGATGTAAAAGAAGTTTGATTCCGGATTTTGGCGGCTATTATATTAGAAGATATGGTGTTTGTCAAGATTGTCTTAAAGTATTAAGAGGCGAAGAAGAATGAAAAAGAAAGCAATAACAGTTAATTTACCCGCACCACATAAAGCAAGAGTAAAGTGTCCTATTTGTTTAGGAAATAAATGTAATGTCTGTAAAATGACAGGTGAATTAGCAATTGAAGTTGCTCCAAAAATACCTATTCAAAGAGCGCATATCATAAAATATGTTGCTGAAAACATACATGAGGTTGCTCAAGAATTAACTCTTAAATGGGGGTTAGTTCCGCAAGTAAATACCAAAGAAGTTTTAGAAGTAAATGGAGGACAATTTGAGGTTGTTCAAGTTTCTTCTTTGGGTGGAGTATGTTGGGTTGTTAATCGTATTGATGAATTAGATACACCAAGATACTTTACATCAAGGCAGGAGTTAGACCGATTTAAACAGGGGTGGCTAACATGATAGAAGGAGATAAAATAATAGACTTTGATAAATTATTTATTACGACCTATCCTCCAAGAAATATTAAAGATATTATTTTTGAAAAGGGATTCTTTCATAAGATACTATTACCTATTTATACGGAGGAAAAGGAATGACAGATGATTTTGAAGTTATTGGAACAATTATCCGTAATGATAGTATGGAGTGTAAAATTAAAAAAGGTAAATATTGGAATATTGAAGTCTTGGATATTCGGTGGTTTAAAGATAATAAACCAACAAACAAAGGTGTTCGGCTGAACATGGAAGAAGCAAAATTATTATTACAAGTATTAGGGAGAGAGATAGAATGAAAAGAATAAGTGTAGTTCAAGCAAAAAAGAGTTTGAAGAAAGCAAACGAAGATAGACAGTATGGACATGGTTCAATAGATTTATTCATTAACTGTTCAGCAGATTTGATGGATTTATTTGCACAGTATTTGGAAAGTCAAATGACTGTTCCTCCAAGAAAGGGAGCAGGAAGTAGAGTTCAAAAACTTCATGTTGAATTAGCATATGGTAGATTTTACAAAGCCATGAGAGATTTCATGGATAAAGAAGGTGAAGAAGATGAACAATAAATTATGGCTAATAACAACTAACGATAAGAAGTTTGATGAATGGGCTAAGAAACAAAAGAAAGCCCTTAATGAAATTGAATTAGAACATTTCAATATGGGGTATGCAGGTATCGCTAAAGGTAATTATTTAGCAAGAGCCTCTTTTGTTTGTTATTGGGAGATTTATTCCCATAATGATTTAGCAAGATTAGCACCTGCTATTACTCAAGCGACTCTTATTCATATGATGCACCGCTTTATTGAAAGAGGCGACCAAGAAGAAATACATACTATACAACAAATTATGGCTAACTTCTTGAGATTGCTTCAAAGATTAGATGGGGAAGAATCAAATGAAGAAGAATGAATGGATTTACTTAGCAAACGCTATGTGGACTTATGCTGAAAAGCATGAAGGTAAGATAAGCCGCCTTCTAAAAGAATTGGTTTTCAAAGTGAATACAAATATGGAAGTGATTATAGATGACATGGGAAAGAATGGCGAGATTGTTAGAAGCGAGCGATACTCTAACACCAACGCAACAAATAAGAATGATAGGAAACGCTCTTGAGAATTTTGAAAATAAAGGATTAGTATTATCTATTTTAGATAAGGATAACCTAACTGCAAATAACTTAGGTTTAGCAAAGGCTAAGAAATGGTTAGCAAAGATATTTGATGTCTTTGAAAGTGAAATAGATGGACTATTAGCGGCTCATAATGATTTAGGAGATGCAATATATTATCTTGATGTTTCAGCAGAAGCAGAAAATAAAGATGGTATTTCCTTGCGTAGTGCAAAACTAATATTGGAGTTTAATTGTGGTAAAATTGATTCCGATGTTTTTACAAATTTACAAGATTCCTTACTTGAAATGTCGGCTAATGGCCGAAGGTGGTTTATTAGGTATCTTCTAAGAACACCAAGAAACGGTATCAATAGAGGAACGGTAGCGAAGATTATGGCTCAATATTATAAGAAGAAAGTCAAAGAAGTCAAGAAACATTTGAATTTTAATTCTATTGAAGTAGTGTGTTCTGCTTATGAAAGAGGAATAGAGCCTCCATGCAACTTAACACATGGAAAGTTTGTAGCACCTATGTTAGCAAAGGAAGTGCCTATGAATAAATGGCCAACTGATTTTGTTGTTGATTACAAGTATGATGGTAATAGGTATCAAATACATATTCAAGATAGTAATGTTATGATTTTTAATCGTAAAGGTAAATTGGTAACAGTTCAATTTCCTGATATTGTTTTATTATGTTCAAAGTATGATGTTAAGAATGCAATACTTGATGGTGAAATATATCCAATAAGAGAAGATGGAACACCTGCGCCACATAAATTAATGGCTACAAGAGTTCATTCTAAGAATCATTTAGAGGCGGCTGAAAGGGTAAAGGTTGAATGGGTTATCTTTGATTGTCTTATGCTAAACAATGAGACTATTATGGATTTACCATACAATGAAAGACTTGAGAAGATGAAAGATTTGCCGAATCAAGCACACCGAATAACAGAAGGTGATATTATGGCTTTTTATCATCAAGCAATTAATGATGGTTTTGAAGGTATTATCGTCAAAGATTCTTCAATGGCTTATGAAGCAGGAAAAAGAAGTGTTGGTTGGGCTAAATATAAGCCACCACAAATTAATCTTGATGTTGTTATTATGTCCACTAAATACGGTGAAGGTAAAAGAGCGAATGTATTTGGAACATTTGAATTAGGAGTAAAGTCCGACAATGGCTATCAAAGCGTTGGTTGGTGTGGTAGTGGGTTTTCCGATGAGGATTTAATTACACTAACAAATACACTAAGAAGAAATGTTGAGAAATTTGAGAATGGACAATTCTTTGTTTCGCCTGTTGTAGTCTTAGAAGTTAAGGCTGATTTAGTTTCAAGAGATGAAAAGGGCAACTTAGGGTTAAGATTCCCAAGATGTGTTAGAATTAGAGATGATAAGTTTGTTGCTGATATTAATACCTTAGAAGATGTGGAGAGATTAGAATGACAGAAGGAGCAAAATGGAATACCAAATACACAACAGATATTTTTGGAAGAAGTATAAAGATAAGTTCTTTGACAATGAACCAAACAAATCGTGAAATTAGAAATATCATGAGAAGAATAAAAACACAATATGTTCAACTTCTTGGTTTATACCAAAGAAGATTTGTTCTTAAGCACCAAGAGGGAGAGATTAATTATCAAAGAAAAAACACTAAGGAGAAGATTGCTCAAACATTAGGAATGCTTGGTGAAACAAACAATCTTGACGACCAAAGACATAAGCACATTATACTAACTGCTCTTAATTTTATAGAGAACGGAAACGATGATATTAGCCTAATTAAAGCAGTATTAAAACAAGCATTAGAGCCAATGGAAGAGGAATGATTATGATTCAAGCAGGGGAAATGACGATTATAGATACCATAACTTATAGATGTATTAAGATTGATGATGAAGGATATGCACATCTTAAAAATATATTACATGAGCAAGGCAGACCTAAATTAGTATTACAGAAGTATTGTCCTTATATCAAAGATAATGCAATTGTTATACCGGAGAAACCACAAATACCAAAACACAAACCAAAAACAAAGGTGAATATAACAAAACTGTTTAAAGAAAATACAGATTTACAAGTCTCTAACCAAGCAAGGTATTTTGTGGGTGAATGGGTTGAAACGGCTTTATGCAACTTAATAGCAAACGCAGAAGAAAACGCTATAAGCAGGGGCGATAGTCGGATAACTGCCGCACATTTCTTTTGGTTAGAAACAAATACTGCACCTAATGGATATTGGCCATCAAACATGGAATACATGAAGGAATGATTATTATGTTCAATGACCTTCATATTCAAGAATGGATAGAAAGTCATGGAACGGCTACAAGTTTTACATTTGTGGTATTTGGGGATTTAAAGGAACAAGAAGTAGAACTGTTGATTAAGGGTGTTGTCATTCATCTTCAACAGATTAAGAAATACTCGGAAATGGCGGTATTTTTTGACCCAATTGATGAGAAACAAGCAGTTGCTTGGAATACTTATCAAGGAACAAGTTTAGCGTTTATCTTCGCAGGAGACGCTTCGGAAACAGAAAACACCATCAAAGGAATAATCTTAGATGGGCTAAATTTTCTTAGATATAAATGCGAATACTTAGGAATAAAAGTAAGTGAGAATTATGTATAGTAAAGATATGTTAGTAGGAATTTTATTATCATGTGCAAAGGTTCAGTTTAAGATTATCAGAACTGATGAGTTAAAGATTGGCTACAAACCAATAGTAGGTTTGAGCATAAGAGGAACGGCTAAGTTTCTAAATGGTGTGCAACGGTCTTTGTTGCATTGGGGAGTATATTCTTCTTACCATAACAAAGAATCCTCATCAAGACCAAAACCTATACTCTATATTAGCGGAATAATGAACCTTAAAAGAGTAATACAAAACATTCCCGACAATTTAGAAAGTCGTCAAGGGGAGTGGACTACGGTTGATACGGTAGTTAAAATGTTAGTAAATAAAGAACATTTGACACAAAAAGGATTAGATAAATTATTAGAATTAAAAGGGGTTATTTAATGGGATTAACAACAATGAATCAAAATAGAGCAATTTTAATAACAGGCAAAACAGGAACAGGAAAATCAACTAAAGCATTAACATTAGTAAAAGAACCAATGATTGTTTTTGCTAATGATATTGATATTGATGTAGGTTCTTTTCCTGTGGAAAATGGTATTATCATAGAAGATGTTCACTATAAACCTGATAAACAAGCAATTCTATTTATTTTAAGGAATTATAGAGGACAGATTGTATTAACTTCCATTAATGAGAAATCAGTTCCTAAAGAAATAAAAGATATGTGTCGTATAAAACGAGCAGGTTCTTATAACTTTCTTGAAGAGTCAATTAAATCAATTGCTCCTAATTCAGAAAAACCGTTCTCTTTTGAAAGAGACACCTATTCCCTCGTAAGGGGCTATTTGAAAGAGAGAGATAGAGATTTAGTTGCTAAGTTATTAGTTTATAACAAACCTCCCGATACTCAAATAGTATCTTGGCTAAGTGAAAATATGCACCCACATAGATTAATTTTTGTTGATGGTGTAGTAAAAAGAAGATGGAGTCAAAAATACTTCTATGAAATGTTAGCCTATGCACATGAAGGAGGTTCGTTTGATAGATTAAATATGCCTAAAAGAAGGAAGTATTCGGTATTGCCTAAGTTAGCAAGAAGGCTTGGAGTTAAGAATCCAAGAGTCTTACGGCAACTTTGTATGGATAAGACCGTTGCTTCACAATTTAAAAAGAAATTAAATAATGGGGAATGTCGTCTTTTAGGTTTAGGTGAAAAAAGAAAAAGAAAAAAGACAGACCCAATAAAAGCAAAACAAACATCATTGGAGGATTATATATGAACTCTACACTTAAAAGATTAGAAAAAGCATTAGGTGATGAAACACTAACAATAAATGATATAATGAGAAAATTAAAAAATCAAGAAAAAAGAACAACTTCTTTTACAACTTATCAACTTGCTAACTTATTAAGAAGAAAACAGTTTGAAAAGGTTGGTTTTTGTAAAGAAAATAAACAAGCACTATGGAGGAATAAATATGTTATGGACAGAAAAATACAGACCAAATAAGATAAATGATATAATAGGACAACAACACTTTACTTTAGACGCTAAAACATGGATAGAAGAAAGAAATATGCCTAATGTTTTAATTCACGGAAATCCGGGAAATGGGAAAACAAGTGCTTCTTTAGTATTAGCAAAAGAAATACTTGGTGATTCTTTTGTTGATAATTATATAGAAGTAAATGCCTCCGATGATAGAAGATTAGAAATGGTTAGAACTACTATCAAGAATATAGCACAAAGCGCAACAATAGGTGATGCTCCGTTTAGAATCGTTTTATTAGATGAAACAGACGGTATGACAAGTGATGCTCAAAATGCACTTAAAAGAATAATGGAAAGATATTCTAATAATATTAGATTTATTATTACTTGTAATGATAGAAATAAGATTATCTTTGCACTACAAAGTAGATGTGCAAATTATCATTTCAAACCTATTTCTAATGAATCAATGTTAGAAGTAATACAATCAATCCTTCAAAAAGAAGGTATAACTCGTTTTGAAACCAATGATTTGAACTCCTTTATATATGCTATGAACGGTGATATGCGGAGGGCGATTACCGAATTACAGGCGGCCAAAGCAAGTGATTCTTCCCTCAAGGCACAGGTGGATAACAGTTTAGATGAATATAGGAAAATACTAATGAAAATAATTGATAAACAGGCAGATTCTTTACAGGCAATACATAATTTACTTTACGATGGATATACTATCCGTGAAATTTGTATTGGCTTGCATGACGCAGTATTGATTGCTGATTTAGATAGCAATTTGAAATTTAAAGTCCTTAGAACGATAGGAGAAAGTGAATGGCGTTCAACCACTATGACTCCTAAAGTATTAGCCTCATGGTTAATAGGCCAACTATCATAGAATTGAACAAAACAGAAAAGAAAGGAAGTGAAAAATATGAATGAAGATATGAAAGCAGAAGTGATTAAAAGCGCACAATACATTGGTTTGAGCGAAGAAGAAGCGTTAGCAAAATTCGTTGAAGTTTGCGAAGAAAACGGTATTGAAACAACAAACCCAATTGCTAAAGGTGTATGGAGAAACTATGTTGCGAATGTTAGAAGAACCCAAGAGGGAGATTCAAATAATAATAACAACAGTAATGATTCTTTTTACAAGGCGGCATTTGGATTCTTTGTTTCTTTAGAAGAACCAAGAGATATGATGGCGTGGAACAGAATGAAAGCAAAAGAAGAGTTTATGCGTGATGCTGATAATGCCCTTGAAAAAGGAATTGTAGCGATAGCAAATCAAAACGCTTTAGGTAAGTGGGTTATTTCCCGTTATCAACATGGAGAATATGAAGAGAAAACCATTTCATCTCTACCTGCGGGAGCAGAAGAAACAGAAGATGGCCGATATTATATTCCTTTAGATAACACACCCGTTTATATGAATGGCGGAAAGAATGCACAATACGGAAAACCACTACCACCACAACAAATGAGAAGAAGCGGTGTATTTTACGGTTCTATTGGAACAGGTGAAATGAAGCCTTATTTCTTCTCTTATAAGAATCAAGGCGGAGTAGATTTTGCACCTAATACATTTGAATGGGTGCATTTCCTTTGTGTTGCTAATGATGCCGGAACAGATATTTATGGGGCTAAAGATTTAACAGTCAATAGTCTTTCATTGAATAGTGAAATGAGTCCGGATAATGAATTATTTAGAGATATGTCTAACTTTAACTTTGAGGATTGTCTAAGGAATAACTTTGGTTCTCATCTAACTCCACTTATGGAATTGGATAGAGCGCATATCCAAAGACAGGAATTGCCTTCTAAGGAAAGATATGTAATTACTGATGGAACAGTAACTAATATGAATATGACTCCAACAAAGAACGGTAATAGAATTATCAATATAACAGATATTGATTATGAATTGGATTATTCCGATGGTTCGGGAATTGTCACTTGTTGGATTCCTCCACATTTGAATATTGATTTCGGTATTCAATCATCAGTTATTATTGTTGGCCGAACAAGCCAAAGAACAACCGATGAAGGAGTTGAACCAACAACAATTAATGCTTCGGGTATTTATTGCACCCTAAAGCATGGTTCAGCCGTTGAAGTTTCCCAACCTGTTGAGGATAACTTTGATTGGTTTTGATTGATTATTCAATCATTGTGTAGTCGTTGGCGTTAATGACGGCCATATAGGTGCGAAGCCTATATTTTAAGAGGAATTGATATGATAAAGATATTTAAAAATGCACTAAGAACAGATAGAGCCTTTATTCACTACGATAAAATCCAACACATTTCTTGGAGTCGCACATTGAACCGAATGGAATTAAAAGTTTATTCGGGTGCAGGTGTGATTATTCAAAGCATGGAAATTGAAGAACTTCAAGAGTTCTTAAATTCTTATGTTCGTGATTGGTTAGGAATAGGAGGAATACACCTATGAATGAACTAAAAGAAGATAAGTATTTGATAAAGACCAATAGTTATATGATTGACTTGGCCAAAGTAGATTTTATTACTTGGAAAGAAAATGACAAGAAAGAAAATACATATTGGGCTAAGTTTCACATTGGAACTAAAGAAGCAAGATATGTTTGTAATGGTATTGAGGAATTAAGAACAGTATTACAAACATGGGCTAAACTTAATGGAAAGAAAGTAGAGATAGAAGATGAAGATATAATAGAGGAATGGTGATATAATGAGTTTAACAAGTAAGAATAAACAACCAGCAGTAGCGAATGAAATGATAGAAAACCAAAGAGTTGTCGCATTTCAGGATAAATTGAAAAAACAAACAGAAGGTAGATTAGCAAGAAGTAGTCGTTTAGTCTGTGGTATTTGGGGAGAACCTAAAACAGTCAAAAGCGGATTAGCACTTGATTTTCCTAATAAACAAATTTATGTTTTAGATTGGGATAATGGTTGCGAACCGACATGGAGACAAAACCATGAAATGACCGACAGGATTACTTTATGGAATCCCGAAGTAAGAAACCAAAATGGCGAATTAGATATTCAAAAGTCGGAAGCAAATTCCGAAGATTTTGTTTTATTCGTTAAGTCTAAAATAGCAGAAGGAGAAGATGTTTTGTTTGTCTTTGACGGAGTAGATAAGTGGCTTGATTGTTGCACATTAAATGTAACAGGAAGTTCTAAAATCGGAAAACCACAAAAGATGAAGTTTGAATGGGGCAAAAGAAATGCACCATTTTATTCTCTATTGATGATGTGTAAGAATTTAGATTGCGACCAAATTTACATTACTCATGCTAAAGCAGATTATGGAGCAACAGGAGAAGTAATTGGTTCTAAACCTAATTGGCACAATTGGGGAGATTATATGTTTCAAATTATTTCAACAAGAAGGACTCGCAAGAAAAACGATGTAGTGTATAAGGCTGAATTACTAAGTAGTAAAACCAATACTGCACTTGTCGGTAAAACTTGGGAATCATTAACTGTCGGAACAGGTAAAGTTTCTTGGACAGGTATTCCCGAATTGCGAGAGGGATTGATTTGAAATTTACAATTGAAACAGATAAACTAAAGAACGGATTAGAGAGTGTTCAAGTTAAAGGAAAGGGAACAACCAATAATGGATTTGGTAATACTAATCTTGGAACATACGCTCTCTTGGAAGTTAAGGATAACAATTTGAGTATTTGGAATGGAAATCAATCTTTTTTTGTATCACTAACTATTCCGTTAGAAGGTGAAACCCAAGCAGGTATTTGCTGTCTTGATAGCGCAAATGTCCTTCCTTATTTGAAATCATTTTCTAATGAGATAACATTCGCAGTTGGCGATTTTATTACTATTACAAGTGGTGATTCAAAGAAGGCTTCAATACCTTTAGTTGTCAATCACCCTCAAATTGAACCATTGACAAGAATTAAGGGAATGCTAAGTCATGTTAGGTATGAAGTAAATCCTAACAGATTATGGACTTTCGGCAAAGGACAGTTTGAAACCGCATTTACTATTACACAAGCACAATTCAAAAGTGCGATTAAAACTTGTGAATTAGTTAAAAGTGGTATATACAAATTAGATAAGAATGAAACAATAACACTTTCAACGAGACAAAGCATTACTAACAAGTATGAAGAAACGCTAACTCCGTTTTTCATCACTAATCCAAATGAAGGGGCAACTGTTGAATTTAGTAGTCCTCTTTATGCTTTCTTTGAGAAAGACCAAATGCTAAACATATACATGAAAGATGAATTTCCGCTTTTGATAGTGGCTAATGATAGAATACTATTGAAAGCACCACATATAGGTGCGTGAATATTAATGATAATAAGTAAGATGAATGATGGTAAAAGAATCTATAAATCGTGGAGAGAGAACGGTGAAAAGAAGTTTGAAATGGTGGAAGTTAAACCTTATTTTTATGTTAAAGAAGATGAGAAAGAACCTTCTAAGTATAAGGCATCAAAGTATATTGATAGAGACTTTGAGTATATTCGTGGCGATTGGGTTAATATTGATAATGAGCCGTTAAAGAAAGTTGTAGTTGATACTTCTTTTGATATTAAAAAGGCTAAAGATATGTTCAAGAAAACCTATGAGGCTGATGTGCCTTTTCACTTTAGATATGCAGTTGATGAAATAAAAGAAATGCCGGAGTATAAAATGCGTAAATGGTATTGGGATATGGAATGGCAACAAGGCGGAGAACATCATGATGAGATTACTACAATTGTAGTGTATGATAATTACGATGAAGCCTATTATCAATGGGTATGGTTTCCCGAAGAACAGTTTATTGAACAGAAATCAAATCAATCGTTTCATCACTTTGTTTTTGATAATGAAAAAGATATGCTTGAAAACTTTATGACAACTATGGTTGTAAAAGACCCCGATATGTTAATTGCATGGTTCGGGCATTTTGCAGATATACCTAAGTTATTAGAAAGAACCTGCGCTCTTGGCCTTAATCCACAAATAATGTCTCCAACAGGACACATTAAAGGTATTAAGAAGAAGAAAGATAGTTTTTCATTTGCTTATGCTGATAAGGGTTTTAGTCCTATTGAACAACCTATTAATGGAAGAATTACTTTATCTTTAGATTTAGCATTTGAAAGACAATGGAATGATTCTCAAAGAGGAACATTACCTTCTTTGTCTCTTGATTATATTGGTGAAACAGTTTTGAACAAGAAGAAACTTGTCTCGGAGAAGTTTCCCGACACAAATGAATTTTATCGTAGGGCTTGGTTAGAAGATACAGAAACTTATCTTGATTATGCTTTACAAGATGTAAAGTTGATAGTTGAGATAGATGAATCAAACTATTGTAGTGAAGCAATACTATCATTACAAAGATTACTAAAAGCACCATTTGATGCTTGTTTCTATGCTTCTCACATGGGAAGTATTTACTTTATGAGAAATGCTTGGTGGAAATGCAAGACAGGAAGTAAAGTAGAGAAAAGAGAAACTTATGAAGGGGCTATGATATATGACCCATTAAGTGAACAAACTCAAGGATTACATCTTAATGTTGCGGCTTTTGATTTTGCAGGTCTATACCCTTCTATGATGATAGCAAGAAACATATCTTGGGAAACTATTAGTGAAGAACCAACAGAATTTGCAGTTAATATTCTAACACCAAGAGATTTTAGTCCGGTTGAAAAGAAACATATGTTGTATTTTAAAACAGATGAATTAGGTCTATTACCAAGAGCAGTATTAGAACTAAAAGAATTAAGAAATGACTACAAGAAAAGAATGAAAAACGCTAATGATAGCGGAGAGTATCAAAAGTGGTATAATAATCAAATGGCAGTAAAGCGTTTAATGGCTTCATTTTACGGAATTATTGCCTTTCAAGGCTTTGGTTGGGCTAATGTTAATTTAGCGGCTTCCATAACGGCAAGTGCAAGAGAAGCGATTAGATTAGCCGCATTTAAGGCGAAGGAGTTGAAAGTTTGATTACGAATATTTATGATTTTTTAGCGTGTATGGATAAACTAATGCGTTCTCCCGAAACTGATTGGAAGTATCTTTTAGGACAGGAAGCATATACATTATTAGAACCAAAATTTTCTGATTTTAAAACAGTTAATAATGAGTGGAACTTTAATCCACAATGGGAATTGATGTTTAATATATTAGCAAGCATTTATTTTGCAGATGAAGATTTATTGGCTTCTTTTGATAAAGCAATAAAAAACATAACGGAGTTAGAGGTATGAAATGTAAAACGCCATTAAGATGTAGGCCGGAATTTGAAGGAAAGCACCATTGTAAAAGATGTGCCGAAGAAGCAAGAGTTGAGGCTGAAGCCTTTTTGGATTTAATAGATTAGGTGATAATATGAACACACACATTAAAAGATGGATAGATGAATTAGTTTTATCTCTTGATATTGGCGAAGAATTTTTCGCCATGTCAATAAAAGAACAACTAATTGAAAAAAAAGGCACAACATTTGTTTGTGATAATGCCGCTATTGGTTGGTATTTGAATAGACAAAAATATGTTGAGCCTGTTAAAACAACAAGAGGAAGAAAAATTTACAGGAGGATTAAATATGAGGACTAAAATTGTAACAGTTAAAGTATCATATGATACGGAAGAAACATGGGATATTACTCTAAAAGAAGTAAAAGAGATATTTCAAATGATGAATAATTTAAAGCGTAATGCGGTCATTATTGATATTGAGCAAGGAGCGAATAAAAATGATGATGGACAAAACCAATGAATTATTAGAAGAATTGCTGGCTATGATAGCAAAATCAAATAAGATATTGATGATGGTAAATATCGTGAACATAGCGACCATTATAACAATTATGACGGTGATAATATGAGTATGGAAGAAGAAATAAAACAATTACAAGATAAGGTAATTGAATTAGAACAAAAAATCAAAGGATTAGAAAAAGACTTAGATACATTATTTGAAAGTGTATCAATAAATGCTAAGTTAGAAAGAGCAGTATGTGAAATACAAGAATACCTAAATGAAAAAGGAGACTTTTACATCATTAATAGAATAAATGCACCAACAATGGTAGGAATGATATAATGAAAGTAGTTTATGGACATACAGATTCTATTTATGTTCAAATAGATTCTGTTGAAAAAGCGCAGACGGCTATCAAGGAGATAGAAGAAAGCGTAAGAGAACACTTCCCAAATGTTATGGGGTTAGACGAACACCCCGTAGTATTAGAGTTTGAAAAGTATTTTTCAGCATTAGGCGTGGGAACAGTTAGAAACAGAAATGCGGGTTTAGTATCTTGGGAAGATGGAGAATGGCTTGATGAGCCTAAATTCAGCATGACAGGATTTACTGCAAAAAGAGTTAGTGAAACTAAATTGGCTAAAGAAGTCCAAACAGATGTATTGAAAATGTGGGTGAACCAAAATTCACAGGCACAAATAGTCCAATATCTTCATAATAAATATGCAGATGTCTTAGATGGAAAGTTAGGAATAACGCCTCTTATCAAAAGAAGCAGACTAAGAAAAGATAGACTAACAGTAAAATGCCCGAACTGTAATGCTAAGTATCATCTAAAAGAATGTTTAGAATTAGAGCATTCTGTATGTAGTAAGTGTGCTACACATACAAAGAAATTTACAACTCTTGATGGTAAAAAACCAACAATAGGTTCAGGTATTGCAGGAGTTATTTATGCTTGGGGTAAAGATACTGAATTTGATGATTCATATATCTTTATGAAAGTATTAAACAATAGTGAATATTATATTCACCCTTTAACAAAGGAAAGAAAAATAGTTGAGTATGTATCATGCACAACTGCGAAGGAGTTTGAGGGTTGTAAGCCCGACCTCAAGCACTATGCTGAACAGGTAATAAAGAAGGCCGAGCCTATTTTTAGTGCTATGGCGTGGGATTTAGCATCAATAAGAACGGGAACAATACAAAGAAGTTTGGAGGAATGGTTTTGAATACAGATGAAAAATACAAAGCAAGAATAGCAAGTATGCAAGATTTTACTTATGAATGGGATTGGTCTAATTTTGACGACCCATCTAAACCAATATTGAAGATAAGTAAATCTTCTTTAGGTTCATTTAATTGGTGTCCTAAAAAGTATCAATTTAATTATATTGAGAAAAGACCCCAAGACCAAACAGAAGCCATGCGTAAAGGAACAATATTACACAATCACCGTGAAGATTTCTTTAATGAGTTTGATATTAAGAAAGCGGAGAATATGAATAATAGTGAAATCTTAGAATATTGCACAAGTTTAATGCCCGTTGATGATTATTTTGATATTACATTAAATGTAGCGGCATTTGAAGCACAACGATTTATTGAAGCAAAAGCAGAAGATAAACTACATGAGTTTCTTCCTATTGTCAATGAAGGATTATTTGATACAGAAATAGTTATTCCAATCGGCCCATATAAAGGCGGAGCATGGAATAATTATCAAGAATTTACTCTTAACAGACCATATACAGTTAGACTTCAAGGTATTATTGATAGAATATTTATAGAGAATGGTAATTTAATTCCGTTTGAATATAAAACAGGCGGCTGGAAAGATTACAAAACAACTACTATGCGTCAAGAAATGGCTTTCTATCAACTAATGATAGAGAATTGTAGCGAGGAAGTATTGGCTAAATATGGCTTAAATAAAGATATGAAAGTAACCCATTGGGGTTGGTATTATCCTGCGGCTAATCATATTACTGTTGAAGAAGTAAAGAAAAGGTCTATGACTTCTGTTAAACTAAATATTGCTAAACTCATAAAGGCTTATGAAATTAAGGAATTTACGCCAAATTTCTTTTACAAGATGTGTTCCGAGTGTTCATATTTTGGTATTTGTCCTGCGGCACAAGAAGATACATGGGGTTGATAAAATGAATACTAATGTAATAGAATGTAAATTATGTAATGAGAAAATGATGGAATTTGAAGGTAATAACCCACAACCTCTTCTTGAGAATTTTGAAGATAGAGTTTGTAGAGACTGTAATGATTTTGTTACAGCAAGTAGAATATTACTTAGAGGTATTGTGCCTAAAGAGAGCCATGAATGGGTTTGTTCTTTAGTAGCAGGAGTTATACAAATGGGTAATTCTCTAAAACAAACCAGACTACAAGCATTTGAACAATTAAAGGAGTTGGAAAAATGAAATGTAAATATTGTGTAAATAATGTTAGTGAAACATTTTTTGATTATAAAGTATGTGGAGATTGCGGAGAAGCACTACTTGATGCTCACTATGAAGCATTAGAAGATGGGAGGATTGACAAATGAAAGAACTAATCAAGAAAAAAGTATTATCTAAACAATGGTCTTTTATTGAAGTTAGCGATTTAGCAAATTCTATTGGGTCTTTAGCCAATGATATTTATATTGAATTGACTCTTCAAGAAAGATTTGAATTGATTAGAGATATTAGAATAAATGAAAACATGATAGGAAGAACCTATGAAGATATGTTTAGAGATATTGGATTAATACAAATACAAGCAGATGTAGCCGAAGTAATTAAGCAGATGCTTAATACTGCAACAGTTAATTTTGGAGGTAATAACAATGAAGTTTCCGAGAATGGTATGGGCGGGGAGTCAAGTAAAAAACGCTCCGCAAATGAAAAGAAAAAAGATGACAACAAAGAATGAGTATTTTGAATTTGTTAAATCTCATAATAACCGAACTAATGTTTATACTACCGTTTATGATTTTGAACATTTTACAGAAACTATGCCTGTTGAGGATAGTGTAATCATTGATAGAATCTTTTTAGATTTTGATGCTCATGAGAATAATTTAGATATGGCGTGGAGAGATGTTAAGGTTGTGATGGAAATGGTTATTGAAAATAATTATTTACACACCTTATTTTTTTCAGGTCGTGGATTCCATTTATTCTTATTTGGTAAGCCAACAAAAAACATGAGAAATGTTCAAACATTTTTTAGAGAAATAAAACAATTGTTGGATTTAAAAGTAGGTAAGAAAAATTCATTAGATGAAAGAGTTGGACAGAAAACAAGATTGAGAAGAGTTCCTAATACTGTTAATATGTCCTCTTCCGATGGTAAAGGAAATGCTCGGTATTGCATACCTTTAACGATTGATGACTTAAGATTAGATATTGAAGAAATACTAACAATGGCTCTTGAGCCTCGCCTTTTACCGTTCAAAAAAAGCGGAAAAAACGAGGTAGTTTTCCCCGAAGCACCCCCTATTGAGGCTATGAAAGGCTCGGTTTCTGTGCCTTCAACAGTTGGTAATTTGCCTATGTTGCCTTGTTTGTATAATGCCGTAATGGTAGAGAATCCTACCCATTTAGCGAGAGCATACTTAGTATCTTGGTATCGGGATTTGCTATCGGGTTATACTGATTTAGTAAATCAAGAAGATAAAGCACAAGTGCATAAATTAGTAGTTGAAGAATTAGAAAGAGTTTTTGCTGATTCGGATTCAGTATGGTTGGATTGGGATAAAAGTGAAACTATCAAACATTCTAAATTTACTGTGTATAATAATTACAACACCCCTCATTGTGATAAACTGATTAGTGATGGGTTCTGTGTTGGGAAATGTTGGAGGTATTCAAGTGCTGATAATTGATTCAAGAGAAAAATCCAAATTAGCCGACTTGGTAATGAAAAAGGCAAAAGCCCTATTTATTCCACATGAGAAAAAATGGATTGAGATAGGCGACTATGTTTATGATGATGTTTGTTTTGAAGCAAAATCCACTATTGATTTCATTGGGTCTGTGATGTCAAAGAGACTATGGACTCAACTTGATAATATGGATAGGCACTATCAAACCAATGTGGTAATCATCTATGGTTCGCTTGACGAGGCCATACTAAATATAATTGAACATTCCAGCAGTAAATTGCCCGTAGCCTCAAGAAGTGTGATGTTAAACAATAAGTTTCTTGGAGCATTAGGGAGAATAGTATTAGACACGGACATAAAACCCTTTTGGGTAAAAACAGAAGAAGAAGCGGCATCAATAATAACAGCAGTATGTAAAATGAAACCAAAAACAAGAGAAACGATAGCACCACAAGTATTTAAAAGATTAACAACAGATGATTTAAGATTAGATTTATTAACCAGCATTAAAGGAATATCAGTAAAAAAGGCAAAAGAACTAATAAAGCAATTCGGCTCTATTATGGAAATTGGTGAATGTTCAGTTTTTGAACTGCAAGCAATTGAAGGTATTGGGGAAACCTTAGCCAAAAGAATACTCTCCACATTAAACTCGGAAGAGAAGGTGAAAATATGAATGAAGAATATAATGAAGAAGAATATATGGAAATGCTTGAAACTAATGCGGGTGTTTTCAGCGAAGCCCTACCGAGAGTCGTTAGAGACTTTCAAAAATCAGCAGTTGAAGTATCGCACTATAATGATATACCAGCAGGAATAAGTTTCTTTACTATCTTAGGACAGATTTGTAAAGATTTTATTACTATTCCTAATGGAAGAAATCATGAAGATACAAGAATACACTTTTGTTGGATTCAAACTTCAGGAACGGGAAAATCAACTTTATGGAATTTTGTTGGCCCTGTTGCTAATAGAGTATTTAAGAGAATAAATGCACAAAACCAACACCCACCATACATAAATGAAAATAATATACCTATGAATAGAATCTTTGATACTTTTGGTATTACTGATTATACCGATTCTGTTTTAATTGGCGGTTTTACTAAAGAACAAGATGATGACGGAGAAAATGTTTATGAAAGAAATCCGGGTGTTTTAGAAGGAAATGGTTTAGCACATTGGGATGAATTTGAATATTCAGGAATATTTAAACAAACTCAACATAAAGAAAACTCAATTGTTTATTTAAACACTTTAATGAACTCTTTATCGGGTAATTCTTGGATAATATCAAAAGCATTAACTTCTTTTGGTGGTATGGTTATGGAATGTTTCTGTGAGCGTTCAGTAATTGCTATGACTTATCCTCCAAGCAATCTTAATGAAGTAATGGCTGAAAAAGGAGTATTACAAAGAATGCTTGTTTATTGTTGGGAAGTTCCTGAATTTATCCAACATAAAATGAGACTTGAACAAATAGCAAAGGCGGGAACAATAGAAGAAGTAAATGCACCAATTGATAGATATGTTGAGGCTTTAATGACTATTTACAACATGACTAAGAAAAGATGGGAAGATGTAAATAAAAACCCTCTTGAAACAATGACATTTACTCCGGACTTTAACCAAGTTCTAAGATTAGAATATGAAACACTAAGGAAAATCATGCAAGGCTCAAGAGATGATGTTGCGGTTATTGCAGGAAACTTTACTACTCGTTTGATGAAGATATTGTATAAAATGTCTGTTCTTTGTAGTGTCGCTTCCGCACCATCTATTAACAATGAAGAAGATAGATTCAAAGTCACAGGACATAATGTGCGACAAGCCGCAACAATTATCAAACAATGCTACATGACATTAGTTGATTGGCTTGAAAGAACCATGAGACAGAAGAAGCGAAGCATCGCAGAAAACAATTTAGAGCCGATTTTTGTTGAAATCTACGATAAGTTAAATAAAGATGATGAGGGATTCGTGAATAAGACCAACCTCTTAACCGAAGTCAAGACCAAAGCGAAGAAGTCAAGGGCGCAGATTTATAGATATTATGAAGTTATTAGACATAAGTTTGAAGAAAAGAAGGAAGGCAGAACAACATATATTAAAATGATAAAGGGTGATGATGAATGAAATGGGAAAATACATATTTAGTTTTTCAAGTGGAAAAAGGGCCAAAAGTAATAATTGACACACTAAACACTTATGGCGAAGAAGGTTGGGAATGTTGTTCTCAACTAATTGTGGCGAATAAGCAGATAGTTTGTTTCCTTAAGAGAAGAACTGATTTAGATGAAGAACCTAAAGTGAACAAGGAAGAGGAAAAGATTAGCAAACTTTGGTCTAATGGTGAGTAAATGTCAGTATTGGCTATTGACTTAGAAACTAAAAATATGTCTTATGACATAGGCGGTTTTGGTAATACCCATATGTTTCAAGTATCTACTGTTGCTACT